AGTTCCTGTGCCTGTTACTTGTTGTGCTTTAACATCACCTTTAAGTGCCATTTTAAACTCCTTAGTTTGTGGCTCCCGAAGGAGCCACTAATTAATTATTATGATTGAGTTCCAAACGCCATTGTGCCTGTTACAGCAGCAGCAGCTTGTGTCATCTCAAAATCAATATTCCAAGTACCATCTGCAAAACATACAAAGTAGATTTTGCTTCCAGTTGTTAGAATATTTGTTGCTGCATCAGCTGGTGTGAAAGTAATTTGGTTTTCACCCGCAGTTGAAACATCAAAAGTGATTTCACTTGAACCTGTTGATTCAATTACTGATCCAGTTGCAAAAACATCTGTTCCTGCAGTTTTAAAGATTAAAGTGTTTGTACCGCCCGCAGTGTCTAATGATTGTACATAAACACAAACAGACCCAGCAGTTGCAGCTGGTAAAGTTGCTACCGCAGCAGCCGCTCCAGTATAATTTACTACGTTCAATGAATTATCATCCAAAGTAATAGCAGCACCTGTTGCTAAATCATTAACTGCTAAACCTGTTTTATCTGGTCTGACAGAAGTGTATCTAGTTGTTACTGCACCTGTAGTAGAGTTTTTTGTTCCATTCTGGAAACCAGCTAACGATCTAACTGGACCTGAAAAAGTAGTATTTGCCATAATATTCTCCTTGTTAAATGATATAGCCTTAAGGCCGTCTGCTGGGTCAGTCTATATCAAAATTTAGTTATTCCCAGTGTTTCTATTATACATAAAAAAAGGGCGGTCATAAAGACCGCCCTTTAATAGTCATTAACCTAACAAAGATTAACTAGTTGGTAAGTTACCGTTACCAAAGATACATCTTGGGTCAGAAAAACCGAAAGAATATCTTTCTCTAGCTTTAAATCTTACGTTACCAGTATCGAAGTCACCTTCCATAGCTGTTTTGATTGGACTTCTAACAAAATGCTTAAGACCATTTGGAGCATCAGTTAAAAGGAAGAAAGAATCAGTATCTGTTAAGAAGTGATTGATTCTGTATCCTTCTGGAACCATGTTCATTTGTCTTAAAGCATTGATGTCATTGTCTGCAGTACCGCTTCTTAGAGGTGATCTCATGATTCTTTCAGCAGTAAATTGTAATTCTTTTGGAATTATCATTTTTCTACCAGAAAGAGCAATTTTTAATCCTCTCTCGTCTACGAAACCAGCAATGTCAATCAAAGATTGCTCTAAAGATGTTTCGTTCAAGTCAGCAGCAGTTGCTAGAACGTTTGAGAAAGTTCCACCTGTTGCTAATGGGTGTGAAGCATTGATTAATGATACTCCATCACCACCAGTTACAGTAGTTACTTGCGCATTGTTCAATACAGCAGCAGCTTTAACTTGTTTGGTGTTTGACATAGATCTTGCAAGAGCTTTTGTGTATCTCGCTGCAAGTCTGTCGTATAAGTTATCTTCGATCGCTTCTTCAGTAATTGAGAAAGCAAGGCCGATAGTCTCGTGAGAGTATCTAGCTGTGAATGATTCAGTTGCCTGATCAAATACAACACCTGCACCTTCTTGTTTTACTGGAGCAGAACCAAAACCTGATAACATTACTTCTTCTTCAAACGCTCTGTCTGAAGTTTCAGTTGTATAGATTTCAGCATGCTCATTTTCGTAACGATCATACTCCAGGCCAAATAGTGCATTCAAACCTGGCTCTAGTTCTTTGACTAGTTGTGATCTTGATATAGCCATATTTTATTCTCCTATATGCCTGTACCACTTCTAAAGAAGTGATTGTTGATTCTCACAAGAATATTAGCGTTTGCACTTGAAGTGTCGCTATTATCTGGGTCCTGAGAGATGTCAATCGCCTGAAGGACGAATGTACTCGCAGTACCAGTAGAAGCTACAGCTAGCTGTACTTCTGATATTCCTGTGTCTGTGTTTCCGGTCGTATCGGTTACTGAATAGTTTGCAAACAAATCTGCTCTAGTAAAAGCCGCGTCCGCATCAATTAAAAACACCGCATCTGGATCGTCAACAACGAACGCAGTAATGTCGCTCGCGTTTACCGAACCTGGGTAATAATTGCTGTAAGTCGGCTTCTTAGTAGTAGGATCTGTATAGAAACATCCATTGAATACTCCAACAACAGCTGTACTTGTTCCAGCAGAATGTCTTGCAATGTTACCGTCAGCAGTAACAGTTACCAAGTCACCTTGGTAAATTGCAATTGTGTCATTCGCTTCAACAGTATATCTGTTTTGAGCACCAACCAATGGCGTACCGTCTAGTTTTCTGTAAGGTCTTAGACCGAACTTTTCCACTACGTTTGCCATAATGTTTTTCTCCTATTTTAAGTTTAGTTTTAAGCCGCCTTAAGTTGGTAGAGATTCCTAATAAATTAAGATTTTCGTCCACCACCAAAGGTCACTCTGGATTGTCTATCAATATTGATAGGCATTCCTGGGTGCTGTTCCTTCATGAGATCATTATCGACAGCGTTGATTTGATCTTGAGTGACTTGTCTAAAGTAGTCACTACGCTGCTTTAATAATTCTTCAGGTATCCTTGCCAGCACAAGGCCTCCAATCCCAATACACCCCTGATAGGTACCTTTAGCTACGACGGGATATTTATGTTTATCAATATCAGAATATTCATCTGCTCTGACAAATTCATAACCCTCCCTAAGTTTTTTAGACACATTTCCTGTATCCTCAAAACCCGCAACTTCAGTTCTTATCCATCTATGGATAAAACCTTTTGGCGCAGGTGGCGCATCCAAACTGGACGGTAAAGTCCAACTTTTTACACGAGCGTTAGCTGCTCTCGTATTAGACTCGCGTGAGGATTTATCTACTTTTGTATTCATACTATTTTCCCTCCTTCACGTATTTTGCGTATTCCTCTAGTGGCACCCCTAATTTTTTAGCGATCGCTACTTGTGACTTGGTGAGTTTCACAGATCGGCGTCCATTTTGCTTCCTAGACACACTAGCAACGTTCTGAACGGGACGTTGTCTAGGTTCTTCTTGTGTCTCAGTATCAGCAAACTTATGAGGGAAATAATCCCTTATACGTTTGTTAATTTCATTATAATAGGCATCACTCTCAGCGTCAAACCCTTCCCCCATAAGATCATCGTGTAAGCCCATAGCAGCAGAAGTCATCACTTTATCGGATCCAAACCACTCGTTGTCTTCAGCCCATTGTTGAGCTTTTTGACTAACTGGAGCTTGTTGTTGTTTAAACTGTTGCTCCGCTTGATCCGGGACTTCCTGTTGTTTTTTGAGTGATTCCGCTCTTTTTTCTCTTTCAGCTTGAGAAATTTTTACTTTTTCTTTCTCTACTGCAAGTCTTGTAAGCGTTTCATTTGCCTCCATGATTTTATCAGAATCTTGAGCATCAATAGCTTCTTTAAGCATCTGCCTAACTTTAGCTTTTTCAGCTTCAATTCTAGAATCATATTCTTTTATATAATTTTCATCTACCGAATTATACTTTTCCTCAATGTCATCGTATCTTCTCTTAAGACCTTGAGCATATTCCATAGCAGCTTTTTCTCTTCTCTCTGCCTCACGGTATTTGAAAGTTAAATCTTTTATTCGCTTCTGAACTTTGTCAGAATACCCTTCAAGATCATCACCAGTCTTCTGCCTAGGCTCTGATTCTTCTTGCGCTTGAGTCTCGATCTCTTGCTCATTCTTTGCATTCTCCGCTTTTTGTTTGGTTAGTTTTGAAATATCTGTGTATCCCAAATCCACATCTTCTTTTTTTATTTCTGAGGGATGTAATTCCTCGTTATTGTCTTCAAAAGATACATTAGTTTCTTGTGCATCATCAGTATCTAATTCGACTTCGTTTTTTGCTTCTACAGCCATAGCACCTCCTAGTAGTTATGGATAATGTTTTGCGGATCTTGTACGGTACCAATGATTTCATCATCATTAAGAATCCTTACTTCTCCGAGTTCTGTTTTAAATCTGGATCCAGCATATCTGCCGAATACCACCCATTGACCTTCCTTGCACCAAGGACCGTTTGGAAATTTTTCTTTGTCTTTATAACAAAGGTCTCCCATTTTAAGAACAAGTGCACATACGGTTGTTAATGCAACTCTTTCATGAGATTCGTCAGACATGATAATTCCACCTTTGGTTTTTTTCGCAGGTGTGAATGGTCTAACTAAAATTCTCCAGCCAGTTGGCTCTGGAATTTTGTCAATGATTTTATCTATTGATTCTGGGTCGGTAGGGATCTTAACATCTTCATCTTTTAGAGTTTTGCTAAGAATCTTAGACCCATCTGGTTTAACCAGGGTCGTTGTCATCTTCTATGTCCTCTTTTTTCAGCAAGTCTTTCATGACTTGAAGCAGCTCTTCTAAAGAACTGAGTTGACCTCTAGAATATTGTAATTTTTCTATACTGTCAACGCTATAGACGATGTGTGTTTTCTTTTCTTCGATTAATTTATGTATTTCTCTTCTGAGAGTTTGTACCGTTTGGTAATCTAGCATTACCACCAGTTAATAACAGCTCTTACTGATAATGCAAGATACATTAGTTCCATTAACATTCTTGGTGGGTCATGGTCTTTTACCGCAATCATAATCCATAAAGAACATGAAAAAATAGATAAGCCCCAACCAATCCATAATGTATCAGGATTTCCACTAGATAAAACAAATACGGAAACCATAGCAATGAAAAACCCTATCCATCGATATTCATCGATGTTTTGATAGAATCTTATTTTCATTTTTTTCTCATAATTTCAGTGCCTTTGATTCCATATATTGCTCCTACAACTGATACAAATAAAATTTGAAACCACATTGGCATATTCGAGAAGTATTCGAAGAAAAGATCAATCTTAATTTTTATGTCAGGATCATCCGAAAAAACCGACCAAATAAGCAACATCACAGGCGCGCTGACCAATAGCAATACAAACTCGTCTTTCCAAGATTGTTGCTGATCGCTTTTAACAAGCGTTTGATATTCAATCTCACCCGCCGCCATTTTTTGTGCATGTAATTTTTGCGCATCACTCATTAACCTCTTTGATTCTTGTCTGTTTTTGTATATGTGAGCCCCAGTCTTCACTGCCATACCCAATAGGTTTAACCAAGCCATAAAACTTTTCTCTCCTTCTTAAACACATATATGGTATCATTGCTTGAAGCGCCTTCCAAGCCTGCTCTCCGGTCAATTTCCATCGAAACGCTTCTTTGTGTTTT